GGCTTCGAATTGCTCATGCATTAACTGGGTTAAGTAGCACGCCAATGGATCCCAATGATGCTCTTTGGGTTGGAATATATTAAGGAAAAATAATGTTATATTCTCACAAAGGAAACTATCCATCAGAGTTACCCGATCGTATTAGACTCTCTAATGGACAAACTAGAACAGATAAAAATAGTTTTACTAATGAAGAGATTGCAGATGCAGGTTACGTATTAGCTCCAATAATTGATTTGGCTTATGATAAATCTCAAAAAAAATTAGCGTGGGACGGACATAACTGGACAACAGAGAACTTGACAGAAGATGAAAGACAGCACGCAATATCTGAAAAAAGAAATGTGATTAATAATTTTATTATCGCTGAAATCAATAGGATAGAAACTATCTTATATGTGCCACATGTATTACCTGAAATTTCAGACGATCTTAACGATAGCAATGCCGATAATATTGTTCGAGGTTTTAATGAAAACATATCAGGTGAAGATAGAGATAAGATGTTGAAATATATTGAAGAATGGAAAAAATATCTTAACATGGAGAACCCATTTGATCCTATCGACGAGCCTGTATTAGATATATCTCTATAATTGTATTATAAATAGAATATATCTTCTGCTATTGCCGAGTACCTAGAAGGAGACGAAGATGGCAATAAAAGTCGGAGGGACTACTGTTATAGACAACAGTAGAAACTTTGCAAACATCCAGTCTATTACATTTGCTGACGGTTCGTCCTTATCGTCGTCATCTAGTGTAGCTACGCCTGCAAACTTTACAAAGATAAGAGATGGTGGTGAACTACTACATACATTGGATAATCCTAATGCTTATGATACGAGTGCTGATGATCAGTTTGGTCGATCAGTAGCAATATCAGGTAACTATGCTATTGTTGGCGCTTATGGAGAAGATGATTCTAGTGGTACTTTCTCAGGTAAAGCATATATCTTCAATGTCACTACTGGTGAACTAGTTCATACATTAGATAACCCTAATGCTTATGGTACAAGTGCTGCTGATTTTTTTGGTAGCTCAGTGGCAATATCAGGTAACTATGCTATCGTTGCTGCTAATGGAGAAGATGATTCTGGTGGTACTGATTCAGGTAAAACATATATCTTTAATGTCACTACTGGTTCACTAGTTCACACATTAGATAATCCTAATCCTTATGATACAAGTGTTAGTGATAATTTTGGTCAATCAGTAGCAATATCTGGTAACTATGCAATCGTTGGTGCTAATGGAGAAGCTGATTCTGGTGGTACTCAATCAGGTAAAGCCTATATCTTTAATGTCACTACTGGGGCTTTAGTTCATACATTGGATAACCCTAATGCTTATAGTACGAGTACTAATGATCAGTTTGGTTGGCCAGTAGCAATATCAGGTAACTATGCAATCGTTGGTGCTCGTATAGAAGATGATTCTGGTGGTACTTCCTCAGGTAAAGCATATATCTTTAATGTCACTACTGGGGCTTTAGTTCATACATTAGATAACCCTAACGCTTATGGTACGAGTGCTAGTGATCTTTTTGGTATCTCAGTAGCAATATCTGGCAACTATGCAATCGTTGGTGCTACTGGTGAAGATGATGCTGGTGGTACTAATTCAGGTAAAGCCTATATCTTTAATGTCACTACTGGAGCCTTAGTTCATACATTAGATAACCCTAACGCTTATAGTACAAGTACTAATGATAATTTTGGTCGATCAGTAGCAATATCAGGTAACTATGCAATCGTCGGGGCTTATCTAGAAGATGATTCTGGTGGTTCTTTCTCAGGTAAAGCTTACATCTTTAATGTTACGACTGGTGCCCTAGTTCATACATTAGATAATCCAAATGCTTATAGTACAAGTGCTAGTGATCAGTTTGGTTTCTCAGTATCAATATCAGGTAACTATGCTATCGTTGGCGCTTATCTGGAAGATGATTCTGATGGTAATGGGTCAGGTAAAGCTTACATCTTTGCAGTTGATGATACATATGATATCACTGATGTTGATAAGATCACGTTCTCAAACGGCGCTGAGATAAAGTCTAACAGTAACTTTACGAACTTATTGACTACCGTAGTTAATCAGGGCGATTTGATTCATACGATAGATAATCCGAATGCTTATAGTACGAGTGATTATGATAGATTTGGTTCTCGTTTATCAATATCAGGTAACTATGCAATCGTCGGGGCTTATGGAGAAGATGATGCTGGTGGCAATACTTCAGGTAAAGCTTATATCTTCAATGTCACTACTGGTGAACTAGTTCATACTCTAGATAATCCTAATCCTTATAGTACGAGTGCTGATGATTATTTTGGTGTCTCAGTAGCAATATCTGGTAACTATGCAATCGTCGGTGCATTTTTTGAAGATGATTCTGGTGGTGGCAATTCAGGTAAAGCTTACATCTTCAATGTCACTACTGGAGCCTTAGTTCATACATTAGATAACCCTAATGCTTATGGTACGAGTACTTCTGATTATTTTGGTCAATCAGTAGCGATATCTGGCAACTACGCTATCGTTGGTGCTAATACTGAAGATGATATTGGTGGTAATAGTTCAGGTAAGGCTTACATCTATAAGACGACTGACGGAACTTGGACTGATACTACATTAGTTCATACACTAGATAACCCTAATGCTTATGATACGAGTGCTGGTGATTATTTTGGTTACTCAGCAGCGATATCAGGTAACTATTGTATTGTTGGTGCATATAATGAAGATGATTCTGGTGGTAGTGCGTCAGGTAAAGCTTACATCTTTAATGTTACGACTGGTGCCCTAGTTCATACTTTAGATAATCCAAATGCTTATGATACAAGTGATGGTGATTGGTTTGGTCGACCAGTAGCAATATCAGGTAACTATGCAATCGTAGGTGCTTATCAAGAAGATGATTCTGGTGGTACTGAGTCAGGTAAAGCTTACATCTTTAATGTTACAACTGGAGAATTACTTCATACACTGGACAACCCAAATGCTTATGGTACGAGTCAGACTGACAATTTTGGTTATGCATTAGCAATATCTGGCAACTATGCAATCGTAGGTGCTTATCAAGAAGATGATTCTGGTGGTACTGAATCAGGTAAAGCTTACATCTTTAATATCACCACTGGAGCCTTAGTTCATACATTAAATAATCCTAACGCTTATGATACGAGTGCTGATGATAATTTTGGTCTAGCAGTAGCAATAGATGGTAACTATTGTATTGTTGGTGCTTATAAAGAAGATGATTCTGGTGGTACTGATCCAGGTAAAGCTTACATGTTTGCAGTTAAAGACCTCACTAACTTAGATCGTATATACACGTTGGTGCAATAAAATGGCAATTAAAGTTTCAGGTACAACAGTCATTGACAACAGTAAAAATCTAACGAACGTAGCTTCGATCGGATTTGCTGACGGCAGCTCATTGACGAGCTCAACTTTGACTACACCAGCATATATAACGACAGACAATGTCGGTGGGCAGCTACTACATACACTAGATAATCCCAACGCTTATGGTACGAGTGCTATTGATTATTTTGGTTTTTCAGTTGCAATATCTGGCAATTATGCAATCGTTGGTGCTTATGGAGAAGGTGATGCTGGTGGTACTGATTCAGGTAAGGCATACATCTACAATGTTACTACTGGTGCTCTAGTTCATACACTAGATAACCCGAATGCTTATAGTACGAGTGCTAGTGATCTTTTTGGTCGATCAGTAGCAATATCTGGCAACTATGCAATCGTTGGTTCTTATGGAGAAGGTGATTCTGATGGTACTCAATCAGGTAAAGCTTACATCTTTAATGTTACGACTGGAGCTCTAGTTCATACATTAGATAATCCTAACGCTTATGGTACGAGTGCTGCTGATTATTTTGGTTATTCAGTAGCAATATCAGGTAACTATGCAATCGTGGGTGCTTATCAAGAAGATAATTCTGGTGGTACTGAGTCAGGTAAAGCTTACATCTTTAACGTTACAACTGGAGCCTTAGTTCATACATTGGATAATCCAAATGCTTTTTATAGTACGATTGGTGGTGATTGGTTTGGTTTTTCAGTTGCAATAGATGGTAACTATGCAATCGTTGGTGCTCATCAAGAAGATGATTCTAGTGGTACTCAATCAGGTAAAGCTTATATCTTTAATGTAATGACTGGAACCTTAGTTCATACACTAGATAATCCAAATCCTTATAGTACGAGTGCTAGTGATAGTTTTGGTATCTCAGTAGCAATATTTGGTAACTATGCAATCGTTGGTGCTTATGCTGAAGATGATTCTGGTGGTGATTCATCAGGTAAAGCCTATATTTTTAACGTCACTACTGGTGCACTAGTTCATACATTAGATAATCCTAATGCTTACAGTACGAGTGCTAATGATAGATTTGGTCGTTCAGTAGTAATATCAGGTAACTATGCAATCGTTGGTGCTTATCTGGAAGATGATTCTGGTGGTACTTCCTCAGGTAAGGCATACATCTACAATGTTACTACTGGTGCTCTAGTTCATACATTAGATAATCCTAATGCTTATAGTACGAGTGCTAGTGATAGATTTGGTCTCTCAGTAGCAATATCTGGCAACTACGCTATTGTCGGTGCTTATCTGGAAGATGATTCTGGTGGTACTTCCTCAGGTAAAGCTTACATATTTAACGTAGATAATAGTCTGAGTATATCACAGATCAATTCTATAAAATTTACACATGGAAATGCACTTGAAGCTTCGCATCCTATATTTGATCAAGCGTACGTAGGTGGGCAATTAGTTCATACATTAGATAACCCTAATGCTTATAGTACGAGTGCTAGTGATTATTTTGGTCGATCAGTAGCAATATCAGGTAACTATGCTATCGTTGGTGCTTATGGTGAAGATGGTGGTGGTAATGGGTCAGGTAATGCATATATCTTTAATATGACAACTGGTGCTCTAGTTCATACTCTAGATAATCCAAATGCTTATGGTGGGGCTGGTAGTGATCAATTTGGTACTAAAGTTGCAATTTCTGG